ATCTATAACTCAATTGAAGTCGGATCTTGCTAATCGAGGCGGTTATGTTGCTGTTGCGGCAGCTTTTGAGGTTTTGAAGCAGGGTCGAATTGTGGACAATGTGCTTAATTTGCGACCTAATCATCCGATCTTTTTGTTTGCTTTCCGGGGTGAACCGTTTGATGTCGATGCGTTTAGGCAACAGTTGTTGGTTGGCATGATTAAGGCTTCTTTTGCTGGCGACCGTTCGGCCGCAGGAAAGTACGCGGCCGAACAAAGATGGAAAAATCATCAGAAAAAAGAAGAGGACAAAAAAGGCCGTAGCAATAAAAGCCCTCTTGCTCAATCCATTCTTGAAGCCAATGAATCGCTCAAAAAAGCGGGTTTGACTATTCGCGTAATAGAGATTACAAAAAGAGATACAGAATTATCAAAAAGATTAGAAAACTCAATTCAACAATCAGCCACAATAATACGCAAAAGTAAAAACTTTGCCCCACTTACCCAAGAGAGGTGGTTTTATGAGGCAGTCAACCTGATGAAGAGTAGCGTCTATTTTGAGGACACCGAATACAACCACCGTAATCCCGACCCCGTTGGTCAGTTCATTATTTTGGTTGAAAAAGGTAATCTGATAGTTGGTGCTATGAGATTTGATCCCGGTCGGTTGAGAGAAGAATATAAACATGAACAAGAAGGAGCAATACCTTCTGCTGGCTCATTGAGGGTTGTTAAGGGTGTTGGTACTGCCATGTTTGGTGAGGCAATCAAAATAGCGGCTCGAACAGGATCAGGAAAAATAAAAATAGAAGCACTAAACACCGCAGAATCATTTTGGAAATCTCAAGGTTTTAAGCGAGTCAAAAATGCCAAACTTAAAGAAAACTCTACTTACGACATGACAATAGACGCAGATGCCGTGCAAGCACTTGATAAGGAGATTTCATCGTGACCATTCCAACTTTTGACGAAATGGATGATGCTATTGAAGGCTTGTTGGAACTTTTTGAGGAAGAAGATTCAGGGTCTTTCGTTGATATAATCAAAGCCTCTTTTGCTGGCGACCGTTCGGCCGCTGGCCGTTACGCGGCCAACGAACGTTGGAAGGGCAATGCGAAGGATGACATTTCTAATCAGGTGACAGTTGGTTTTGAATCAGAGGGGAAAGACAGAGGAACTGTGTGGGCGACCGATAAGGCAACAGGCAAGGTTGTCGGTGCCTTGAAGTTTGATGCCAATTTTATAGGAAAAATCTATGTGGCTAAAGATTATCGAAGGAAGGGCATCGGATCGTTTTTATATAACGAGGCGAAGAAGCGCAATGGCGGTGTAGAGATGAAAGCCGATGATTACACGGTTTCCGGGGCTGGTTTTATGTCGGCTGTAACAGGAAAAGAGGTTTTTCAGACTGGCGATAATTCGTGGGCAGGAATTGAGTGGAAGTCTTGGCTTGAAAGGTTGGACAGGGATGCGTTGAAGAAGCAGTCTTTGGTTGATCTAATCAAAGCCTCGTTTGGGGGCGACAGGTCGGCCGCTGGTCGCTATGCGGCCAACATGCGTTGGCAAGGGCAAGCCAGGATTCCAGGGTTTATCGGTAAATCTCAATACAAGTTGGGTGCTGATGGTTCGATTCATCCGAAAGCTTTGCTTACCGAAATTATGGATGAAGCATCAAACTCGGTTGGGGATAGTTTGGAAGCCAGGGGAAACATCCCTGCGGATTGCAAGCGAGTGGTCGCCAAAAATATAGCAATCGCTATGTCTGATGTGACGGTTTCGGAAATGGCGACTGTTCTAGGAGATTTGACTTTGTTGCCTGAAGATGAGGTGCAAGCAATCGAATACGGAAAAATAACAGATATGACGTCTTTGGTGCAAGAAATTGCTGGTTCAAAAGAACCTAGAACTTTTCGTGTTTCATCACTTGGCGATCTTCTTACCTTTGAGATTTCCCAAAACAGCGAAGAGCAATTTGTTGAAGAAGAGATAAGCAGACTTCGAGAAAAAAACGGTGTTCTTTATATGCGTAGCTTTGGTGCATCCTTCGGGCAACCCTCAGATCAAACTTACGAACAGTACATGCGTACAGAGTTGAGCCGTAGATACCAAAACCTGCTCAAAGGTTCAACCCAATACACCTATCCTTCCCCGGAGGGTGAGCAGGCCTTGAAAGAGGTGATGGCCAAAACAATGGTTTCAACTTGGGCGGTTTCATCAAACGACAGAGTGGCTTTGTCTTTGGCTGTTCAGGATGCGGCTCAAAAGGTTTTTGGAACAGATTGGTCTGTTAGTTGGAGTGATGATCAAGCAGTTAAGAGTGGCAGTTATCAACAAAGTACAGATTTAGGTAACGATAAGGTTTTACAATCGTTTGTCAGAGCGCAATATGCGGCAACTCAACAGTATTTTGCGGCTAAAGGTATAAAAGAAGTCACCCTTTTTCGGGGTGTTACGGGTGAGCAATTTCGGTCAGAGTATGATGAAGCAGATTCGCAGACTGAAAAAGTGGAGTTGTTGATGCGACCATTATCTGCATGGTCAACGAGTCCTGAAGAGGCTAATTTTTTTGCTGGTGACGGTTATCGTGATGGCACACTTTTGAAAGCACGGTTTAAGGTGAAGGATATTTTGTCTATTCCTTTGACCGGGGTGGGTTGTTTGATGGAAAACGAAGTGGTAGTTAAATCTGGCTCCGTTATGGGTCGAATGACAAACTCATTTGAAGGTTATTCAAAGCGACCTGATAGACAAACAGCAATAGATGCTTGGGCTTACTCTGAGGAAACTGGGGAGATGCCAACAAAATGATTGCCAAAAAAGCCCTGATTATTGACAACAACATCACGAACTCGGATTGGACAAAGGCTAATGCGTTTGATTTCCCTGGGGTAAAAACTGTTCAAGATTTTGAAATACAGTTTGGTGTTCCTGCTTTTGAGCCTGCTCGATCGGAACGGTTGACGGAACTGAAAAAGTATCCTTGGGCCAAAGCCACGCCACAACCGATTCACGATCTTCTTTTTTATGATTTGTTTCAGAAAATGTCTTTGATTGATCTAATCAAGGCTTCTTTTGCTGGGGATAGGTCGGCTGCTGGAAGGTATGCGGCCGAACAGAGATGGAAAGGTCATGCGAAGGTTGACGAACCACGTGATTACCAAAACATTTCTTTAGCCGAATATGAAAAGCTTTCGTCTGTGACAAGCCAAAAAGAAAAAGCAGTTGATTCACCTGTTGCCCGGAAAGCTTACGGCGTTTGGGGTACAAGTTCTTTCGTGCAAATCAATGAAACCCTCAGAGGACATGAAATAGATGAAGATAGTTGGATTCCTGAATCCTTTAGCGCAGAGGAAGCGGCTCAATCATTGAAGGATAACTTTGATGCGTTTGCAGTTGAGTTACCTAAAGATGCAACAGTTTTTCGTGGTGTGGCTTATGAATCGGAAGTGGAGTTTATTGAAGAGGGAACAATTTTTACTGATAAAGGTCTAATTTCAACATCTACTACCTTTAAGTTTGCTCGAAGTTTTGGGGATGGATCTGAACTGGATTTGGTCTTTGACATTCAGATACCAAAAGGCACAAAAGTATGGGCACCAAAAACTGCTTTTGTTAAACAAGAAACAGAAATCACATTAAGACCAGGTACTCGTTTTAAGGTCAAACAGGTCTATGACGAAAGCGATGATTACGGCGATGTAAGGCGTGTTGTGATGGAGGTAATCAATGATTAACAGGTTTGTAGGTGAATGGTCAGATTTGATTGAAGTGGATGCGACCAAAGGAATGTCTTTAGTTGATCTGATTAAGGCTTCTTTTTCCGGGGATCGTTCTGCGGCTGGGCGTTACGCCGCGCAACAACGTTGGAAAAATCATCAAAAGAAGACTGAGAAACCTGAGGATGACGGCACTCCACCTATTGATCCAAAGCTTGTTCAGGCTAAAAAGATATTGGAAGATGCGTTTAAGGGTGATGTGATATCTGCTCTTCGGTTGGCAGGAACAAGGCAAGGTAACGAACAGACAGGGATTGAAATTAGCTCGCCAAGTGGTATCGCAACCAATAGGCCGCCAAGGAAAGAGGAACTTGTTTTAGCCAAACAAATTGAGGCCGCCGGGGCGTTGATTGATGAGGTTATTGAAAGCGAGTTGACAAAATTAGAAATTGAAATGCAGCCCAAAAAAATTGCTTTGTCCACCAAAATCTCGCAACTTGAAGGCAAGCGAAAACAAGAACAAGAAAAATATGATGTATTTAACAGAGCTCTTAATGATGTTGTAGAAGCACCTACGTCGGATGAGGCGATAACTGTGCTAGGGCGACCAAATCCAAATTATACGGGGTCAGAATTACGACTTATGGCTTCTGTTGACACCGTTCAGTATGCGGTTCAACAAGGTCAAAGGAACTTGGGGGAGCGCGTTAGAAAGGGAGAAATTGATGCTGTTGAAATATCAAAAATGTCCGATGAGGCATTATTTGGTTTAGTTTCTCGGAAAACCTCAATTGCTTCTTACGGCACAGGAGATCAATATGACGTGAACATGAAGGCTTTTGGGGATAGTGCGCTCCATTCACCCCAAGACTTATCAGATGATCCTCCTTATACGAGAGAGCAAAAGAATCAAGCATTCTTGACTTTGATGCGACAAAGAATTGATGGAAAGTTGGGTGAAACTCTGCGGTCTGAGGCCCCAAAATTACCTGACCGAAAACAGTTTGAGAATAATAAAAATGCTTTGGAAGCTGCAAGGGCTGAACTTAAACCTTTGGTAATTACTCCTGCTCAACGCCAAGCCATTGTCAAAAAGGCTCTGAGCGATGTAGGTGTTGAGTTTGGTAAAGCCGGGCAAGTTCCTGTTGCAATGCAAGGCAAAAAAATCAAAACAAGCGGCTTTAGTTTTGCTGCCCCAAAGAAAGAAACAAGAAATGCTGATGAAACTCCTCGTGGCAGAAAGTTTCAGGGTTTAATTGATGAGGCTGTCCAGTTGCTTCCAAAAAAATTGTGGGAAGGTTCGGAAAGGCCAAACACTTTAAGCCCAGGAACAAAGATGGCTACAAAAATTGAGTTGGATATTAAGAATGGTCGCGCTCACGCTCAAAAACTTCAAGCCAATCTTGGTGTTTCAATAACAACAAAGTTGAAACTTAACTCCCTAAAAGTTGATGAAGAGCCATCAACCGAATGGCGTTCTGTTGCCCTGCACGAGATGGGTCACGCGGCCGAAAACGGCAATACTTGGCTGACTCAAATGGAGTATGCGTATTGGGAAGGTCGAAGAGGTAATGAGCCTGTTGAAAGGTTGAGCAAGTTGACGGGGAACAGCGGCTATAAACCCAACGAGAGAGCATCAAGAGATAAATGGGCCGAGCCGTATGCAGGCAAGGTTTACGATCAGTCTCGTACATCCTCTTTTGAAATCTTCACAATGGGCATTGAAGGCGTGTTTTATGGTACTCGAAAGATTGACCCTGAACACCGTGCGTTCACGTTAGGGTTGTTAGCACTTTCGACACAGGTAAAGGACTGATATGCAAATCATTGGGGAATTGAACGGTAAGAAGGGTGAGGCGTTGATGCTTGCTGGCGGCCTTGCTTTGCGCCCTTCGGCACTTTCGGTGTTTGCTGAGGTTTATTCAAAGGATCAGATCATCCTTGGAACGATGCTTTTGGATTATGACTTGTACTCGACTGATGCGTTTATTCAGTTCCAGTCGGCCTATCACCTTATTGAACAATGGATTTATTGGAGTGAGGAGGGGCAGATTCAATGGGAAACCTATGATGCCCCGGAAGCCCCTGAAGAGGACATTCCTGAGGATGCTGTCCTCTGACCGTAACCCTTCTAAAGCCTTACAGTTGTAGGGTTTAGCACTACCCTTTGGCGGTGGCTCAACATCTCTCCTTTCAAACCAAGATGCGTCTTAAAATCCTGAAGGGAAACGCTAATGGATGAAATGAAACTGGTTGAAGATTGGCTGAAGGGGCTGATTGATTGGGCAGATTTGCCAGTCAATGTCCAGGAAGCCGTTGAAGAAGCAATGGTTGCTTACGTTGATGAAGCCGGGGAAGATGATGCAGCCTCAGAGACAGTTGAAGAGCCGTTCACCGCTGAAATAGTCAAGGGAACCAGGGAACAGCCGTCAGATGCGAACCTAGAGCTTCTCCATAAGGCTGACAACGAACATCGGTTCACACTCGGCCCTTGGTATATCCCTGACCGTTATGACGCGCACGGTGAATGGACTGACGCTGATGAACTTCAGAAATCCCTTTGGGAGTATGTGAAATCAGGCGATCGAGGCATTCGATTGCAACACAACAAAGACATTGTTGCAGGCGAATGGTTGGAAGCCATGTCGTTCCCTGTTCCCGTGACGATTGGTATGACGAAGGATGCGAACAGCAAACAGGTCGAGTACCCGGCTGGCACCGTCTTTTTGGGTGTCCAATGGAAGCCCTGGGCTTGGGAACTGGTTAAAGCAGGCAAGATTCAAGGCTTTTCTATTGGTGGGGCCGCCGCACGGATTGATATGTCTATGCCTGATGCGATTGCAAAAGCTTCGTTCGCCGGGGATCGTAGTGCGGCTGGAAGGTATGCGGCCAACCAACGTTGGCAGGGTTCTCCAGCACAGCAAAGGGTTTCAGAGCGCGTGGCTTCCGCAATGGGTTATGCGGGGATGGAAATGGCCGCTCGAATGAATGCGGCTCGATCGCGCAAGCTGGAACGAGAGCAACGCGGGGAGAAAATACCAAGCCTAATCGAGCGTCTAAAGACCTATTTCAGCGAAGAATATACGAACCCTAAGCCGCTTTATCAGGTCGAAGCTGAACGATATGCGGCCGATGCGAAACGTATTTCTTCACGTCGCAGCCGCAATACCCTGGCTTTAGCAATGGGTAAAAGCGTTGATGAATTGATGGCTGAGATGCGCGTAACTGCTCGAATAGCCGATTTTAAGAAGGCTCAAGGTTTTGGTGGCAACAGGTCTGAGGCTGGTCGTTATGCAGCTCAACAGAGATGGAAGGGGCATAACAAAGCCCAACCTGCTAAAGCAACAGCACCTGTTAAGGCTGATGTGGTCACAGATGACGCTACGGAAGCCCTGGATGCGTTACGTGAGGGGAAAACGGTGTCTTTAGGCTCGGTTGAAGAGGTGAACACTCTGATCAAGGAGATGAATGATTTTGTTCAGGAGGCCGCAAAGAAGGGCGAGAAGGTCAAACTGAACTTGTGTCAGGTTTCTGTTCCGGGTACGAACCTGTTTTGTGGTTCTTCGTTGAAGGATGATCAGGGGCAACCTATTCCGCGTGACAAGATGCCACAGTTGGCGGGTAAACCGAAGGCTGGTTCTCCTGCCGCTGATGCTTCAAAGTTCCCGGTTGACAAAGATGGCGAAGTGAATGTTGGCGATGCGTTTGTCAAATACTTGCAGGAGAAGGGTATTGAGACTCGTGAGGGTCAAGTGCCTGTCGCACAGTTGAAGGCTTCTCAGAGCGAATTGAAGGGTAAGACTGTTGCTTTTATGATGAGTCCTAAAGGTCAGAAAGCGGTTGATCTTGAGGAGCAAAGCATTTTTGTTTCATCGGATGGTTATGTTATTGACGGTCATCATCGTTGGGCCGCAAAGGTTGGTTTGGATGCCAGGGATGGCACTTTGGGTGGTAAGAAGATCAAGGTTCGAGTGATCAACATGCCGATCAAACAGGTTCTCGTTGAGGCTAATGCGTTTACTTCGGCGATGGGCATTGAACCTAAGTCGGCATAACCGTAGTCACTATAGAGATTTTTATTGGAAAGTAGTATCGCTCAAATGAAACCAGCAGACAAAGCATTTTTAGACGGCCTTCGCAAAAGTGTATGTGATCACATTCCTCAGGATCATTGGGATCTTGTTGTTAAAGCGGTAACTGATGCTGGCGATATTCGTGATGTGACTGGTTATGCTCGCACGATCATTCTTGAGGGTGTTGAGAAGGGTCGTTTCGCGTCACGTTCGGAAGCCGGGAGATATGCAGCGAACATGCGTTGGCGCGGTTCTGTTCCTAAGGGTGGTTTGGCTGCTAATGAGGCTCGTCAAGAGGAAAACGCTAGGGCTGGTCGGGGTTCAGGACACCCGGCAAGAGGTGGCAATTCTTTTGTACCTGAGGGTCTGAATATGGGGTCGGGAAAGAACGACCGTGTTGGACTTGCTGATGGCAGTAATAGCGCAGCTGACTATACCCCCGCCAAAGAAGGCAAGAAGCCAAAGGCAACTGAGGAAGTTGATGAAAAGACGGCTGCTGCTATCAAGGATGCCGATTTATCAGATTTGAGTTCAATGATTCGACGCGATCTTCGTTCGCAAGGGAAAAAGATTCCATTCGGTGCAGAGCCTTACCTTGATGCGTTGAGTTCGCTATCTGACGCTAATCAGAGTTACGGCATGGATAGCGGTAAGAGCATGATTGCTTATGCGTTGTCTAACTTGACTTCGTATAAGGGTCCTAAGGCTCGTGCTATCAAAGCCGAATTGAAGGCAAGAATGAAGGCCGCAACAGAGACTCCTTGGAGCGAAAGAAACCTTGACAACGTAGATTTTTCTAAAGCAACTTTCTCAAGCCGTTCGGAAGCTGGGCGTTATGCAGCCAACATGCGTTGGAAGGGTCAAGGCAAAACAACAACTCCAACAACTGACGGTGCAGGCAATACGCAACGATCTCGTGATGCCATCGCACATTGGGAGGGGATTCGATCTAAGGCAGAAGAGGCACAACATCGCGCAGCCGACAATGGGCAAGGTGAGGAAGTCGGGCGTTTGCAGGGTGTCATAGATCGTGCAGATCACGAACTTGCTATTGAGCGAGAAACCATTTTGCCTAAAGGTCAACCAACCTCAGAAGAAGCCCAAATAAAACAGGCTTTTATTGATGCTCAAAAAGAAAGACTTGGAAGAATGGGCAGAGGCACTAGCCAAATTGCTCACATGGCGTTAGAGAATGGTATTAAACAACTTGAGGCAGAGTTGGCAAGTGGTGACACAAGCGAAGCTCGTAATCGACCAGGACAATTCTTTGATGATCGCCCAGGTGCTAAAGGCGAGAAATATATTGGTCGCCGACCAAACAAAGAAGTCGCTGTTGACATTCGACGTGATCTTAAATCTGCTCAAGAAAGCGGGCAGTTGCCAGCAGGTTTGAAGTTTGGCGTAAAAATGGGTAGCGGCGGCAATTCAATTACTGTAACTGTCAAGGGTATTTCAAATCCTCGTGTCCGTGATGATCTTGGCCGTGATGTTACAAGCCCGGAAGCCAAAGCCGTTTATGACAAGGTTGATCGGATCACGAATGCGTACAACCGTAATAACAGCGACATGATGACCGACTATTTTGATACCGACTATTACGGTTTTGTCACCATTGAGGGCTGATGGCTTTAGAGCGGTTCTGTTATTCGGCTTCGTTGCTGAAGGTCGTTGACGGTGACACCGTTGACCTCATGGTGGACTTGGGTTTTGATGTTCACCACAGGATTCGTGTCCGTCTTTACGGTGTGAACACCCCGGAGTCGCGCACCACGAATGCGTTGGAGAAGGCCGCAGGCTTGAAAGCCAAACAGTTCGCCCATGACTGGATGGAACAAAACCCTTTTGTTGTGATTCAAACCTTGAAAGATAAGAACGAAAAGTATGGTCGTATTTTGGCGAACATCTATACCGATGACAATAAGACGAAGTGTTTGAACGAAGATTTGATTGCTGGGGGATTCGCTAAAGCGTATTTTGGGGAGAAAAAAGAAGCTTTCAATGTCTGAGGAACAGCCAGTTCCAGCCTTTATTGAGGCTTGGGTGAAGCAGTTGCTTGATCCAACGTTCGTGGCTGTGATGCGTTTGCAACCGTATGACCGTGTTGATATTCGTCTGTCTGCTTCTAAGGGCAAGGTTGCTCGACTGCCACAGATCGTTCTTAATGGCGGCCAACAGGAACTTATTGATCTGAACTAAGGTGTTGTCATGGATCGGCCAGTTACACACAAAACGAAAACGGTTATGCGATGCCCGGAATGCGGGCAAGAAGTGAAATCTCAGGTGCTTGTTACCGAGGCGTGGTGTCAAAGCCAGGATGCCCATTCATCTCGCGTGGTACAGATGGATATTGATGTTGTGGATAATCCTTGATTTGATGCGTTGAATGCCGTAAGGTTGTCCAACCCAAGGGAGGGAACATATGGAACTATTAGGAACACTTTTTTACGGTGTATGTGCAGCTGGAATCGCTATTTTGATTCTGAAAACAACCAAGACTTATTGGATTGACCCGGAAGGTGAACCCGATTTTCCTGATTGGGTGAACATGCCAACCGATTTAGCGAAGTTGGATTTGAACCATATTTTGATGGAAGCCATTGATGGTCGAGTTGCTCGTTTGAAGCGAATTGATGAGGATTCATTGGATGATTTGAGACAAGACATGGTGCTGATCGCTCTTGCTTATGGTGAGGGATGCGTTCGTCATTCAGAAAACCTTATGAACTAAACCCTATTTCACTTTCGCCTCTTGTAGTACCTATCTACACTCGCCTCTGTCCAGTATTTGCGTGTGAGGGTAAAACCCCATGCGACAAATCCTCAAGATTTTAAGGTGATTATGAGCAGTTCTAAAAAACGCAAAATGGTCGCCTTGAAAGTGCTGGAAACTAGCGGAGTGGATCACCCCGCCCACCTTGAAGAAGGCTGGATCGTTATGAAGAGTGCTACGAAAGAGGCCAACGTGAGCGAAGAAGTTTTGATGGATCCAAGCCTGGAAGAGGCATACATTGAGCGTGTTGTTGAACTAGAGAAGGCTCTTGAAGCCTCCCATGCTCAAATTGAAGAGATGCAAAAGGCCAAGTACGCCGCTGGCGACATGGAGCCTGAGGATGACGAAGAAGAAGAAGATGAGGAAGCAGAAATGATGAAGTCGCTTCCTCAGCCAGTTCGTGAAATGCTTGAAAAAGCTGCCAACGAAGCGACTTACGCTAAAGAAGAACTCCGTAAAGAGCGTGAAGCTCGCCGCGACGAAGAGTTCGTTCAAAAGGCCGCCGCATGGCAACATTTGACTGTTGATGCCAAGGATCTTGGCCCAGCACTACGTCGTTTGACCGACATTGATGCGAACCTCGCAAGTCAGGTCGAGAAGGCTCTGTCTGCTGCTAATGCACAGTCGGAATCAGCCTCAATTTTTGATGAAATTGGTCGTGGAAGTCGCCCGGATGACGGTTCGGCTTATGCGAAGGTTGAATCAATGGCAAAGGCCGCCGTGAATAACGGTGACTTCAAGACGATGGAACAAGCAGTTGCTTCGATCGTTACTAAAAACCCTGATCTCTACGCGGCATACCGCGCCGAGCAACGCTAATTCCCCGGAGGAAATAGAACAATGGCATACGAAATCTCCAATTACACCCTCAGAATCTCTCTTGAGGCAGGTGCAGATCTTTCATCCGCACAGTACAAGTTTGTGAAAATCTCAGCGGGTAAAGCAGTTGTTTGCGCCGCCGCTACGGACATTCCAATTGGTGTTCTTCAGAACAACCCAATCTCAGGTGGAGAAGCCTCCATCGTGGTTGCTGGTGGCACAAAAATTGTTGCTGGAGCGGCTATCGCAGCTGGCGTTGTTATCGGTACTTCAAGTACAGGTAAGGCTGATGCGAAAGTTGCTGGAACCGACACAACAGAATACGCAGTTGGAGCAGTAATTCTTGCTTCAGGTGCTGATGCCGACATCCTCACAGCAGTAATCAACTGCGCTTCCCCTAACCGCGCAGCATAATCACAGGAGCAAACAGACATGCCACAGCCAACTTCAACTCAGGTTCACGTAGATGCGATCTTGACCAATATCTCGGTCGCCTACTTCCAACAGAACCAAAACTTCATCGCAACTAGGGTTTTCCCTATTGTTCCTGTATCAAAGCAGAGCGACAAGTTCTTCACCTACACCAAGAACGACTGGTTCCGTGACGAGGCTCAACGCCGCGCAGACGCAACCGAGTCGGCAGGTGGCGGTTACAACCTTTCGACAGACAGCTATCAGGCTGATGTTTATGCGTTCCACAAAGATATTGGCGATCAGACTCGTGCAAACGCTGACGCTCCTATCAACGTGGATCGTGAAGCCGCAGAGTTCGTTACCTCACGCCTTCTTTTGAAGATGGAAACACAGTTTGTTTCCAACTACTTCACAACTGGCATTTGGGGAACAGATGCGACTCCAAGCAACTTGTGGAACGATTACACCTCGTCAGATCCAATCGGCGATATCGAGACTGGTAAGCGCGCGATCTTGAGCGTCACCGGGTACGAGCCAAACACTTTGGTGCTTGGATACGATGTGTTCATTCAATTGAAGAACCACCCTGACCTGGTTGACCGTATCAAGTACACCTCACAGAACGTTCTCACAGAAGATGTGATGGCAAGTTTGTTCGGTGTTCCTCGCGTGATGGTTGCTAAGAGTGTCAAGGCAACCAACAACGAAGGTGCAACTCAGGCTTATGCGTTCAACTACGGTAAGAACGCTCTCCTCACCTACTCCGCTCCATCGGCAGGACTCCTCCAGCCTTCAGGCGGTTACATCATGTCGTGGACTGGTGTTTCAGGCGGCCTAAATCAGACTGTTGGCGTATCGCGTATGCGTATGGAACAGTACAAGGCAGACCGCATTGAAGCCGAAGTTGCTTTCGATATGAAGGTAATTGGTGCAGACCTTGGTTACTTCTTCTCAGCTTGCGTAGCATAGTTAGGGGCCGATAATGGCAAACAGACTTACTAAGGGCAGAGGATTGTTCGGTGCTTTGCGAGTGAACGGCGTTATTGCTGGAAACACGCGCACCGATAAGACAACTGTTACCACACTTACGGATGCCGCAGAAACGATGACAGCCGCCCAGGTTGTCACTAACGGTGGTTTGTTGGTTTGTACCCCAACAGCAACGCGAGCCAAGACAATTCCTACAGGAACTCTTACTTGTGCCGCTTTGAAGGGTTATGCAACGGGCGACACCTTTGATGTGAGCGTTGTGAACCTTGCTGCGGCAACTCATGCTTTGACGATTACTGCTGGTACTGATGCGACAATTGTTGGTTCAGCAACTGTTGCAGCGGCTTCATCGGCTTCTTTCAAGGTACGTGTTTCGGCAGCCAACACGGTTGTTTGGTACAGGGTTTAATAAGCACCGGGGTCAATTGACCTTGGTTTTATTTATCTGAAAGAGTTTTATGGCATATCGAGTTCTTAAACCAATTTCGGCAGGCGATGGTTCAACGATCCCTACTGGCACCCTTGTGGATGCTGGCGGTTGGCGCAATGTGCGTCAGTTGATCAATGGTCGTTTTTTGGCTGAGGTAACAGAAAACGTTGTTTCTGTTGAGCCTCCAGTCCAGGAAGAGGTTGTGGATGCTCCTAAGGCTAAGGCTAAGAAGTCCAAGACCGAAGAAGGTAACTAATGTCAATTTCTAATTATGGTGAACTCGCGTTTCTAAATACGATTCGTGCAACCTCGTTTTCGGTTGCTACTCCGTATGTCAAGTTGCATTTGTCTGATCCCGGTGAAGATGGTACCTCAGGTGCTGCTGCAGAAACTACTCGCAAGGCCATTACTTTTTCGGCTGCCGCTTCAGGTTCGATGGTGTCGTCTGCAACTGTTACTTGGACTAACGTTTCCAACACGGAGACTTATACCCATTGGTCTATGTGGGATGCGTTGACTGCTGGCAACTGTTTGTGGTCGGGTGCTTTCTCATCTTCGGCTGCTGTTACTGCTGGCGATACTTTTCAGATCACATCGCTTACTCTAACGCTGGACTAATTTTATGGCCTGGTCTTATTCAGGCGATCCAGCGGCAAGCACGTTGGATCAGGTGCGTTTCCTTTGTGGAGATACAGATACCAGTAATCAATTGTTGCAGAACGCTGAGATCACTTTTTTGATCTCTCAATGGACTCCTAATGCGTATTATGCTGCCGCTTTTGCTTGTGAGGCTATTGCTGGTAAGTATCAAGGTAAGGCTGACTATTCGAGGAGTGTGGGCGATCTTTCAATTTCAACCCAATTTGGGGCTTCGGCTAAAGGCTTTTTGGATCGCGCCGAGCGTTTACGGTCGTCATCTGCACATATAGCCCCGCCTTCGCCTAATTGGGATGCAGACGGTTACCCGGTGAGTTCAGAGTTCTCGATTGGTATGGGCCGCAACGTTGGCACAGGAATGGTTTATGTTCCACCGATTCAGGACTTCCCTGAATGACCATTGAGGCCGCTTTCCTTGATTTGATGCCTACTCAGGTGACTGTTTACCCTAAGTCATCTGCTGATGCGTATGGCAAGTTCACCTTTTCTGCTACTGGTACAGCAACGAATTGCCGGGTTCAGGAAACTGGTCGAGTGGTTAAGTCGGCTGACGGGCGTGATGTTTATGAGGTTGGAACGATCATTTTTTACGGAAACCCAACAATTACAACGGATTCCAAGATTGTGTTACCTGATAGTAGTTCGCCTTTGATTCTTTCTGTCCAGGTTTACAATGACGATACGGGTACACACCACACAACTGTTTCGTTTGGTAACTGACATGGCGCGTAAACAGGTTGTTTATGTGGATGGTCTTACTTCGGTTATTTCTCTTGGCCGCCGTGTAGTTACTGGCTATACAGGCAACATTAAAGAGGCTTTGTACGCTGAGGCACAGGCTATTTTGGTGACTTCTAGGGAGCTAGTGCCTTATGCTGAAGGTGCTTTGTCCAGTTCGGGTCGAGTCCACGACCCATTCATGGTGGGGAAAACCACATCTGTTGAGATCACTTACGGTGGAGCTGCGGGCGGCGATGAGATGGTGAACTATGCGATTATCCAGCACGAGAACGAGGACTTCAAACACGCTGAGGGCAGGCAGGCTTACTACTTGGAAGAGCCAATGATGGATGCTTCTGAAGGTTTGTCGGCTCGTTTGGCTTCACGTATTCAAGGAATTATTGATCGTGAAGCAGCAAGGGAAGTCAAGTAATGGCTATTTTGGATGCGTTGGGAACCTATTTGGCAAGCCAGGGGCAAGGCACTTTGGCTACGGATATCTTTCTTGCTCGCGCTCCTGACACCCCGGATGCTTGTGTGACTTTGTATGAGTCGGCTGGTAGCGGCCCCGATCACACGTTTGGTGCAGGCGTTTATGCGATTGATCATCAACGTATTCGAGTGGTTTGTCGTGCAGCTCGGAACGATTACCCTGCGGCTCGCACAAAGGCTGTTGCTGTAAGGGCTATCCTCGGTGCTGTGAGGGGTACAACCCTTTCCGGGGTGGTTATTTTGACGATCCTGGCGACTTCAGAGGTTTATCCATTGAGTCGAGATGGTGACGACCGCGCTCTCATCGGATGCGATTACACCGTATGGCTGGGTTAGATAACTCCGAAATACCCGTTGATGCTTATGGCAAAGGGGCTACAGAGGATTTAGAACCTAGATGCTGGCGTTGCAAAAAGATGCTCGCAGTCTCGGTTACTAGACCCTGGGTTATTGTTTGCCACCGTTGTAAAGCCAAAAACGGGGCCTAAGTGCTTGCCTTGGGTGATCCGGGGCTGTAGGATTTACCAAGCGGTTTGAGCGACTTGGGAGTGTCGTTAGACAGGTTTGAAAGTGACAGCGCACCTCGCGAGGTGTCATCCTTAAACGTAGAACTCCATCAGGAGGTAAACACAAAAGATTGACGGCTTCGTATCATTTGATGCGTTTAGCCTGCCCTTATTTCTCGATTATCGGAGGTACCCGATGAAGAAAATGTTTTTAACCGCAGTAGCGGTAACCCTTTTAAGTGTTTGTATTGGTTTGATTTCAGCAGTTCAGGCGGCTTCTGCCCCCACCGTTGGTTATCCAGTTCCCCTTGTTTCCTTGGCGGCTTTTGAAGCCAAAGCCCCGGCATATGTTGTGCCTCAGGTTTACAAGCATGGTGATTGTTCTTGGATTCCTCCTGTGGCTTTGGCTGCTGGGTGGAAGGCACATCAGATGCCTCGTTTGTTGCACATTATTGCTCGCGAGTCAGGTTGTTGCCCAGCTCGTATTGGCGGTTCCGCAGTTGACAAGAACTGCAACATCATCAAAATGGTTACGATGACACACCCCTCAGATAGCGGATTGCTTCAGATCAATGGAATTAATTTCAACCCCAAACGCAACAAATATGCGCCTATCTGCACCCAAATGAAGATTTGCACCCAAGAGCCTTTGTTGGATGCGTTCACAAACTTGAAGGCTGGAAGACTGCTGTTTGAGGTAACAGGTTCTGATTGGTCGCCCTGGATCATCCCTGAGGGTGGTTGGTGAACTAAAGCCATATACAGTCGGCCTGTCGGCTGATGCGTTGTAAAGTCCTGATAGTTCTTCGTGTCCTTGTGACCTCGGCATCGCCCGCTCGTACCCTTGTGGTCAGGTCGGTATCCGGGGTAGAGCCACGTGCCACTATCAGGAGTAAAGATGCCGAAATACCTAGTAAATCAAGGGTTAGATTACCTAAATCGCCGCGTTGAAGCAGGCGAGATCGTTGACGACATCCCAGCTAAGTCTGTTTCGTGGCTGAAAGAACAAGGAATTATTGAACTTGCTGATGGCTCTGCCAAAGCAAAAGTCGAAGTTAAAGAAGAGCCTGCTCAGGTCGTAGAGGCTGCTCCAGTTGTTGCTGATGCGATTGATTCGGAGGATAAGTAATGGCTTTTATTCATGGTAAGAGTGCTGTTGTTTTGCACGGTATTTACGATTTGAGTGCATACCTGAACGATGGATCGGTGTCCACAATGGTCGA